CGCTGAAGGCCGACTGGTCTTACGACCAGCAGGTCCGTCTCCAATTGCGGTAGAAGTGGCGATTTTATGGTCACTGTCCACGATAGAGACAAGCTTCACGATATTATCGAACATATGTTCAGGTAGTATCTAGCGATCATAGGGAATTAACCCTATAGCTCTGTTCACACAGAGACTCCGGGCGTGCAGAATGCACGGAGACCGGTCGGGCGCAATTATGCTTTCGCATATTTGCGGCCCGGCAGCTTAGTTTTCTGAGCAAGAAGCGAAATGGCGTTGAGAATTCTCCCAACTTTCCATGGCTCATGCTTAGTATCTAAGTCCGTCTGAGTAAACACCGGTGGGTTGTCCCGCTGGCGTTTATAGTACGTGCATGTCCGCTGTGCCAAGAGTGCGTAGTCATACGCATTCACAGCATAGGGACGATACCAGTATAGTTGTCTTGTCTCTTTGATTTTTGCCGAATGGCAAAACTCGCAGAGCTTGACATCCATCCTGTACCAGTCACGGGACCAATTGGAATGCAACCACTCGGACATGTTGATAAACCAATCAACAACGAACGAATATGGTATAGCATCCCAAACGATCCCCGCATCCAGGCGAACTCCAAAGGAGTCGCTTAGCTGCGCTAACCGGGCCAGGAATCCCTTGAGCTCAGGCACGTTCACCGTATAGGCGAGCGTAGCATGGAACTCAACATCGATATCAGTGACCATTCCGATTAAGGATGGGCTGACACCAAGTAACGGCCAAGGGGTCGTTACGGATCCAGTTTGATAATGAGCGATGATAGGAGCCTTTAAGCTCCTTCTCAACTTCCCATTATTACTGAGGAACTTATCCGCATTCTGTTTCCACCTACAAAGGATGGTAAACAGAGTCCGTACATCGGCAATAAATAGCCGAGTTCCATAAACATGCGCTAAGCGTTCGTCGGCAAGCGCGCGAGCGCGATCGCCGAGGGTCTTATGCCTGCCCATTAGGGCATGCCATCGATCCTGAAGCCCTCTTTTGGAGAGCCACGATTTTAGCAGATGTTTGGTGTCACCCAGTTCGAGAAGGAAGTTAGGAAGCGAAAATCCAGTCGATAGACTGGGCTTCGGTCCTTTCCACTTCTCCTTCACCCACGACTCATAATGGTTGCGACGCAACCAATATTTGACGTCGAGGAGCCTGTCCCATTCTGGAAGAAATGAACGAATAGAATCATAGATCCCTATAACAGGGGTCTCAATGGCTCCATTCGTCACTTGATACCTGACCATAGGATGATTATGATTTGGATCGGTTAAATAACCGTACAAATCAGTTTCAACCTTTGACGAATACACATCATTAAAGATGTGTGCTCTTTCAGGTTCGTCTTTCATAAGACGACCGATACTAGGGGGGTAGGGACGCGATGTCAGTTCACGTAAGTCGGAATGATCCGCTCCAATAGGAGAGAATATTTCGAATACGCGGTCAGGCAACGGATACCTACCAGGTATTGTTCGAGTACGAGTTCGCATAATGTAACT